CCGAGAGGGGCTCCGCGTTCCACAATCCGTCACTTTGTTAGGAGATTCATTATGGCAACCCCCGGTCCTCGGACGCGTTCTTATGGGAAATTTCCCGAAGAACAAACCCGCTCCGTTATCCGTACCTATAAGGTCGGTAACGGTGTTTCGGACCCTACGTGTGGGGAAGTCTACACTGATGATCCTTTTCTAAGTGAGACCTATGCGTCAGACTACGACTACACGGTAATGACTGATGTCGTTACCCCCAACTTCCATAAGCGCATCCGCGCGGGGGAGTTGATACTCAATCCAATGAGTTGGTCTAGAGTGGCGTTTAAGGCAGCGGACGGCGGCTCAGCAATGTTCTCATCAGGTTCCCCTCTGGGGAGCAGTAACTACTGCTATGATAAGAACCTCTGGATCACAGGCTCACTGAATTTTACCGTCTTCAAATTGATGAACGGTACAGTGCCCAACTGTCCTTTACTGGAGACCGAGGTGGCCTCCGACGAACAGGTGATCATTGCTGCAGTGGCGGGGATAGATCCTACCAATTACCACGTTATGGAGGATGTCCTCCAGCTCAGGCAATTCCTGAGTTCGATCATGCACCCTATCCAGGGGATGAAAGATATCGCGGTTCAATTTGCCAATGCAAAAACAAGGGTTAAATCCCTTGCTAGCGCTTGGTCAAAGTATCGCTTTGAACTCTTACCGCTACTTGGCACAGCCGAGGCGCTCGTTAAAACGGCGTTAGGCCCAGCCAAACGGCTAGAGCGTGGGGTACGACTGAGGTCTGCATCTACTTCTCAAGGGCATGATTCCTTTAACGGAATCTACTCTTCTGAAAACGATGTTACCTTCTTTTCGTGCAACCACACAAGAACGATACGTAAGCGTGCTGTAGTTTACTACACCCTTAAAAGGGCACACTCTGGCATCAGCCAAAGTCTTGGCACGCGGTTCAAGGATCTACCTACGGGTCTCTGGAACACAGTTACACTAACGTTTATGTTGGATCGACTGATAAATATCAGCCAATTCATCACGGCGTTAAGCAACTTGTGCGACCCAGACATCCATGTGGAGGGCGGCTGTTTGACCGTTTGGGATTATACCCGTACGGAAGATCAGGTGCTCTACGATAAATACAGTTCCGATCCGGAACGTATTCTTTCGTTCGACACCAAGCCGGCGATCATGGTCTACGACAATGTCACTAGGACAGTCGTGAATCCCATGAAAGTCGCTGCGTCTCCGCTGAATCTGGATTTCAGGCCTCCTGGCCTGGTTTCAGACACGAGTCGCATATTGGATCTTCTTGCTCTAACCATTCAAAGGTTAAAGTTTTAAGATCCGTGTGTTCCATCCATAACCGGAGATGACATTCCGATGTCTCTATCCGCTGTCTCGACCCTAACTGGGTCAACAATCGCTGGAACTGGTGGCACGGCTGTTAACTGGACCAAGATGGGCCAGGTAGGGAACAAAGTTTCCCTAGCCGTGACGGCCGATGCAGACCTACGGTCTCGTCGGACCATGGATGTGACAGCCAAGCAGCCCTCGATCAGCGCTAGTGCGCCGAATGGGTACACCCAAGCTCGAGTGATCAAGGTTTATAAACAACCACTGATTCTCGAGAACGGGAACTCCACGGTGAACACGGTCAAGGTCGAAGTTGCGTACGATGTTGAGTCGTCGCAAGCTGAGATTCAAGACCTGCTCGATCAAGGTGCACAGATGTGTTTTAATGCCGACCTCTCGTCGGTAGATAAGACGCTGGCGTTATCCTAACAGATAGCGTCTCTCTGTGCTTGCTGTAGTGCATCCGCACTAGGCTTCACCCACCTGACACTACAGGGGAACCCCTAATGTCAAGTTCCAAGACAAAGCGAAAACCGCTCTTTGTCCACTCGCGCCTCGTGGAATCCATTCAGGCGCTCCTTGACGAGGATTTACAACGTTGTGTTCCGACCTCCCCGAAAGAATGGGACTGCTTCAAAGAAGCCCAACAAAAGGGCTTTCTCAAGAAGTACCCGCCCGATAGTGACGCAGGAGCAACTGACCGCCGCGTTAACGCAGTATCGAAATTCCTTGATACGGTTGCGCACTTACGGTCTCATAGTTGCTGCTTTCCTGCTCTTGACCTCCTCAGAACCGCTCCAAAAGGAGAGATATCTGAGTTGGATCGAGCACTTATCCGGGCTAGGTCCATTTGCCACAACCTGCTGGGTCGACTGTCCACAGACGACTGGTTCAGCAAGTGCAAGCATGGACCCAACTCCTCCTTAGGAGTTGCTTTCACCGATAGTGGTAATTCGCGGAAATTCCAACCTCCGTGGACTGCGACTGAATCGGCAGTTGGGGTATGGGAACACTACCTACGTTACGATGACTTACTGGCTAAGTCCTTAGCCATAAGCTGCCCTGATCTCCGCCGTCCTGGCGGGATTTGGCTATACGTAGATTTGGTTGAGTCCTCTAGACTCACTACCGTACCCAAGAACAGCGAAACTGACCGTACCATAGCAATCGAGCCTACTGTAAACATGTTTTTACAGCAAGGTCTCGGGAAGCTGATGGCGGAAAAGTTAGCTGCTGTTGGTGTTGACATCCAAGTTCATCAGGATGTCCATCGCAAGATGGCATTTGAAGCCAGTCTAACGCGTAAATACGCCACGATTGACTTCTCCTCTGCCAGTGACTGTGTGGAAACGGGACTTCTTAAGTTCTTATTACCTCCAGATTGGTTTGAGGCTGTTGACGCCATACGCTGCAAGAGCGTTTTGGTCGAAGGTTCCCGCATAGTACTCCCATGTATTGCTACAATGGGAAATGCAACAACCTTCGTCTTGGAGACTCTGGTCTTCTACGCTTTGGCGATAGCTAGCATCATGAAACCAAACCGCACCGTCCTCCCGGAATGGGATGACTTTAAGCGCGTTTCGGTCTTTGGTGACGATTGCATCGTACCCGTAGAGGCTGCACGTCCTTTTATGGATTTGTGCAAACGAGTAGGCTTTATTGTCAATGAAGACAAGTCGTTTTACGACAGGCTGAACCCGTTCAGAGAGTCATGTGGCGCCGATTACTTCGGTGGCTACAACGTAAGACCGGTAATGCTAACCGGTCCCCGGTCCCCAAAACCATCAAGCTTAAGGGCTTGGCTGTACATCGTATGGAACGTTCTTTCAAAAAGGCTTTTAACGAGCCTTGGAGAACGCAACTACGCGTACAGTTCTGCCTTGCAGCTGGTGGCAGCGGAGATCTCGAAGCATAACCAGGAGTTATACCTGATTGCTTCGAACGATCCAGACGACTCTGGGCTCAAAACCTGGGGTGATTGGGGAAGACTTTCACGTCTCTTCACCATCCCAGTTGCTGAGGGCCTTCTTGACGAAAACCACACCCTACATTATCGTAGGCTCGTAACGACTCCGCCAAAAGCGGGTCTAGAGACTCCTGAATTGGAGATGTGGTTACGCTTGAAGTTCCCGTCAGTTGTAGATCCCTTACGTCCGAAAAGAGCTCTGAAGGACTTCACTGTCCAAAAGGGCCCGGATCGCGGTTACGTAGTGAGCTGGGCATCCTCTTTTGAGGATACCCTCATGGACTGCATAGAGATCGGATCTAAGGCCTTTAAGGCTAAAGACACCCACTCTAAAGCAGGAATGAAGCAGAACGCAGCTCAGACGGTATCTGGCCATTGGTCAGTAACCGACAGGGGACGTGTTTGGACGCTGGAGAGTACCTCACCTACCCGGTACCGTAAGGGCCGGAAGGGTTAGTATCTCTCTTCGCGTTCAGGCATTGCCCTGAGCATTCATTCACTC